TAATATCAATCGCTGCATTGACTGTTAAATTGTCGTCTAGCGTAACAGAAAGACACGCTATGCCTTGTATTAAAACAGGCTCGCCGATTGCTGTTATCACGCCCTCATGGTTGTTGTTGATGACGTTTTGAATGCCTGTTAGTGATGATACTGGCTCACCAATAACAAAACTTTGCACATCGCGGCCATGAAGCATTGAGCGAATAGAAACCGTTTGTTTGTCTATCGACTCGTTTTTGTACGCTAAATAACGACAATCAAGCCCATTTTTTAGCGCGTCCGAACAATAATCTGCAATCTCATGTTTTTGTATCATGCCGATTTTTACACCGTCTTTGTCGTACTCGTTCACCATCTCGACAACATCACTTACGGTAATATGTGCAGAAGCCGCCATAACACGCCTTAGCGCGGCTGATAGCTCAATAATGGGGTTATCTTCACCTTGTCTAATAATATCGCTTAAATGCGCGCGTTGCTCTATTGCAGAAAATACAGGACTTAGTAAGCCGTTGCCGCTTGTGGGTGGCAACTGTGCAGGGTCGCCAACGTAAACAATACTTGCCGATGGCGCAGCTTCGTTAATATCTTGAAACAACTCTGCATCAATCATTGAGCATTCATCAATAATCAAAATCCCGTAAATCTCTTTAGTTGGTCGGCTAAAACTCATTGTACCGCCACCTTGACGCTGTGGCCGCTTACCGAGTGCTTTATGTATCGTGGTCACTTTGACGTTAGGCGATACAATGCCGTTTGTTTCTAGCATTGCAGACAGTACAGCCGCCGCTTTGTGTGTTGGCGTGGCTATAGTGATTAGTTTGTGAGATAGGGATTTTATAACGGTGGCAATAGTTGTGCTTTTTCCTGTGCCTGCAAAACCTGTGAGTAACACGGGTTGTTTTTTGGCTATGCAATCACAAATAGTATTAAAAGCAATTTGCTGCTTGTTGGTGAGTTTCATATTGTTGGCCTTCATTACTGGCAATCATTCAAGAATTGAAGCGGCTGTGAGTGAATGACTCTCACTTTTCGGGAGCTACCCTAGCCGCCTTGTTATTATCGCGTTTTTAGTGTGTGTTTTCTAGTAACTTTTAGCTATAAAAAACCAAGTTTTAATAGTTTTTATTGTATGGTGACGGTGGTGACAGCAAGCGGTGACACCTAAAACCTCTCAAAGCCTTGCGGCTGTAGGGTTTTAAATCGCTGTCACCACTGTCACCGTCACCAGTATATATAATATATATTTACTTATACAGAGAGAGAGCATTATATTAGGTTTTACAGTATTTTTTGTTAAAAGACGACAATTTAAGAATAAATTGTTTTTTATGTGGTGACGTGGTGACAGTGGTGACACCGCGCTCAAAGCCTTGCGGCTGTAGGTTTAGAGGTGTCACCACCCAATAATGACAGCATATTGATTGTGGTGACAGCTATTTTTTACAGGGTCGGACTCCGCCGACCTCTCAACATTAGCTTAGTTTTGTTTTGGAGTGCAAGTCTTTTTTAAGCCAAAAAAAACAAAGTATTTTATTGATTGACCTTCCTTTTTTTCAATAATTCGGCTCTCGGCTTGAAGTCTTGATAAAAGTTCAAGTTTTTGCACTGCATCTAATCGTCTAAACGCCCTATTCTTTCTAGCAATATCGCGGCTAGAAATACCATTAACGCCTGACTCGTGAATAACTATCAGTACATCTTCCTCAATCCCTATCTCTTCATCTAGTCCGTTAATCTCTAATCGTGAGAGTAACTTCTCTAAATGAAACACAACCCAATTGCTACACCACTGCACAATTGACTCGTTGATAGTCGGCTGGCTTGGCTTATTAAACGCACCCAATGCCACGCATAGACGCTTAAAACTACCGCACCACCCTAAAGCCACGCCTACCAAGTCCTTACGCTCATCGCTGCTACAAGTGGCCTTAATGCGGTTTAGCGCATGAGTAAACAAGGTGGCGGTATTGTCGCAATCAAAGACGGCGATTTTTTGGATCGGATTCATTGATGCAATATCAATAAAATCGCCACCTGTGTTTTTGATTGCAGCGACAACCACCTTAACATTTGTCGGGAATGGTGCATCAAAATCACGTTCACAAGTCACACTGTCGCCACCATCTGCAATCATTAAACGCTGTAAGCTGCCAATGCTATACTGGTCACGCTGCGCGACAAAATCAATATGCTTGTAACTCATTAAACTAAGCATAGTTAAAGACGGACGATAGATATTATATTCTGATATGTGTTTATCCCCGTCCCCATCCTTTTTGCCGAAACTCGCGCCTACGCTGTCTTTGTCTAAATAGAGTGTATTATTTAGGTACACCTCATTTATTGCGCTCAATGCGCCTTGTATTGCGCCTGATTGTTGTTTTTTGCCGAAGTTAATCATAGTTGCATAATCATCTGTCGCCCAAAACATACGCGGCATCATAAGCAGTTGTTTGTGCAAACAGGTCGAACCGCTAATTTTAGTCCCACGGATAATCTGTCTATCACCACACGCATCTATTGCACTGTTTAAAATACCTTTGAGCGGCTGTATTTGCCCTGCCGAGTCTGCTGCAATGGCAAGAAACGCGCTAGAGCTTGTACCGTCTTTTAAACGCACACAACGACTGGCCATAGCACACGCAAAGGCTAACGTGGCTTGTACAATTGAGTATTTAGGTGCTGTGCCAATTTGCCCTTTAATCCACACAGCTACCTCATTTAAACAATCGACAGGTAAACTACAATCAATCTTTACAGTGTCAACTTGTACAGGCTTTAACTCGACAACATTGGCACTTAAAAAACTGTTAGCAATAGCCGCACCCTCGTTTATTAATTCGCTATCATCTGGCTTTTTATAGTCCATATCTAGCAGTAACGCGGCTTCTTTAACTGCTTTTTTCAGGTCATTGTTGTGCTGGTAGTACAGATATACACCAAAGGCCGTATGGGCATAGCCGTCCCCCAACGGGTCGCTTGCATGATGTATATAAACCTTGTCCACACCTTCGCCGCTTAACAATATGCACCCTGCCAACTTTGACTTAGAGTGCGGACTAAGCATCCGTGTTTTAGTGATACGTTTATAACCGTAATTGCTCAAAATGCTCACTAATGGCATTTTATTGTTGAATGTGCCTATAACATCGTTATCACCACCGCTAAACACACGCAAAGGTGCAGACTGTGCTTTATAGTCTTCTTTTTCAATGTGCCATGGACACGCACTTTTAAGCACGTCTTTGGCAATATCCCATTGAGTCCAAATATTTAAAAGCTCAAGCGGCAACTCTGGCAAGTTTGTCCAGTCACCACACCACAAATAAGGCTTGTTTGTGTCGGGGTGAATAGAAGGCGGTAACACATCTTGAGTCATGCCACCGCGCAATTCAAACACAACATCGGATTCCTTCGGGTTCAACTCATTAACCCAATTAAGCGCATGGCGTTTTAATTCTATGCCGACAGGTGCTTTATAAATCAATTTAGAACGATTCAAACGCCCCGATTCAATCCGCACACCATCACGCATCAACTGCGACAAGTCCACGCCAATCGCCTCAAGTGCAATCTGAGAATGCTCGATATTGTCGATGTCTAGCGTACAAGTACCGCTCAAGCCATGAATTAAACCGATGCCGTTATGGTCAAATAGGTTTAAATCTGTTACTGGGTTTTGTTCCCATTTATCTTGAAACGGTTTTTTGCCACGAACCGCACATAATTTAAAACCATGTGCGACATAACTTGACGCTGCTTCTTTATTGTTTTGCATTTTCTAATTGTCCTTCTAAGTAGTCAGAGAGTTTTTTGATGGTGTCATAGTCGGCCTTCTCCACTTTCATCAAACGATAAATTGTATTGGAATGGATACCGACACGTTCAGCAACAACATTTAGTTGTCGGTCTGTTAGTAGATTTTTAATCTCTGGTAACGATAACATTTATTTACGCCTTTTTTGGTTGTCAGTGTTGACACAATAACAAAATATAATTAACATGGCAACCACTGAGACGTTAGAAACCAACGAAACAGTGAATCTTAAACCAACGAAACAGTGAGTATATTATGAGTAATTTATCAGCCTACAACTTCAACGCTGAAGAAGTAGAACCCTCTTCATCATTTGACCCAATCCCAGCAGGTTGGTATCAAGCCATTATTAGCAACAGCGAAATGAAAGCAACCCGTGACGGTTACGGTGAGTATTTGTCTTTGACTTTGCAAATTATTGACGGTCAATATGAAAACCGCCTTGTATTTGCGCGTTTGAATCTTAAAAACGCTAACGACAAGGCTGTCGATATTGCGCGTAAAGACTTGGCCGCAATTTGCCGCGCCGTTGGCGTAATGTCTCCGCAAGCGAGCGAAGAACTGCATGACATCCCTTTGATGATTAAAGTCAAAGTTCGCCCTGCGAGTGGTGAGTACGAAGCATCCAATGATATTGGTGGTTATAAAGCGGTTGAAGGTGCGAATTTAACGCCAGCACCGAAAACACAAACACCGCCACCAGCAGCAACTACAACAAAAAAACCTTGGCAAAAATAAAAACATTCTAGCCGTCCTTGTGGCGGCTTTTTTACTTTATGGAGTACGAGATTATGTCATTTTTAAGCAAAGTTACACGCAACAAAGCCAAAACTGAACGCGTTATTGTGTACGGTGAAAGTGGATTAGGTAAAACCACATTTGCCACGTCCGCACCTAACCCAATCGTTATTCAAACAGAAGACGGACTAGGGGAAATAGATGTTCCTTGTTTCCCCCTTGCTGAATCATATATTGATGTGATGAAAGCACTCGACAGCCTAGCCAACGAAAACCACGACTTCAAAACAGTCGTTATTGACAGCTTAGACTGGTTAGAATCGTTAATCTGGAAGCAGGTTTGCATTGACAACAAAGTGCCAAGTATTGAAAAAATCGGTTACGGACGCGGCTACAACGAGGCTTTAGTTTTTTGGTCGTACTTTTTTGACGAATTAAACAAGTGCCGTGATAAAGGTATGCTTGTAATTATGACCGCCCATTCACAAGTCAACAAAATAGAAGACCCTGAATACCTAACTTTTGACACGCACGACATTAAACTACACAAAAAAGCGGCCGCTTTGTGCCGTGAGTTTGCCGATATTATCGGTTATGCAAGCCTGAAAAAGATTATCAAAGTCACTGAAGGTAAAGGCTTTAATGACGATAGAAACAGGGCAATAAGCACTGGTGAGCGATTGCTAAACCTTAGCACAAGTCCAGCTTACACGGCCAAGAATCGCTACGATATGCCGCCAACTATGCCTCTTTTGTGGTCAGAGTTTGCAAAACACTTGCCAAGCCAAAAATAAACCATACCTAAAGCGTGAGCATTGTCTCACGCAACCGAGAAACCAACCATGATTACATTAAGAGATTATCAACAGGACGCTGTACAAGGTGCCTATGCGTACTGGCAGAACGGTACAAGCTGCATCATTGAAGCACCATGCGGAGCAGGTAAAAGCCTTATTATTGGCAAAATATGCCACGATTCAATAACGCATGATGTGCGTGTTTTAGTCGTAACACACCGTAAAAAACTATTAGAACAAAACGAGGCGGAGCTTAAAAACTTGCTGCCCAGTGCAAATACAGGTTTTTACAGTGCTGGACTAAACCAAAAAACGCAAGATGCTCAGATTATTTTTGCAGGCATTCAAAGTATCGCCAATGCAACAATTCAACATTACGAAATACTTATCATTGATGAGTGTCACCTTGTTGCACCTGGCGAATCAGGCCAGTATTTTCAACTGATTAGCAACCTAAAAGAAGTTAATCCTGAGTTAAAGATTTTAGGATTGACCGCCACCCCATACCGTTTAGATAGTGGTTATTTGACAGAGTGGGACAAGCCATTATTTGAGCGTGTAGCGTACAAAATAGATATTAAGCTACTCATAAAACGCGGCTATCTATGCCCTGTTGTGTCCAATGGTGGCGGTGTAAAAATAGATGTGAGCAAGGTTAAACACAAAGGCGGTGAGTTTTTGGACAGTGCGCTAGAATCGTTATACATGAGTAAAACGGTCGAGATAGTCGCGGATATTGTTAAAAAAGGCATTGACCGTAAAGCATGGCTAGTTTTTTGCGTATCAATAGAACACGCTGAACAAGTCACTCAAGAGCTAATAAAAGAGCATAGTATTAACGCAGCTTGTTATCATTCACAAAGCGACAATGATTACATTTTAGATGACTTTGCAAATGGTAAGCTCAAGTGCCTAGTCAATGTAAACATCTTAACTACTGGTTCTAATTTTCCCATTGC